AGTAGGATACCAAGCCGCTTATTCAAATACTACAGGAAACGGAGTAACTTCTTTTGGCTCTACTACTTTATTTTCAAACACAACAGGTAATTCAAATACAGCTATTGGTAGTTGGGATGCCACTACAGGCATCATTGGTGCGATGTACTACAACACTACTGGGTCATATAATGTGGCAGTTGGTACAGGTGCTTTATCTTCAAACACCACAGCATCCAATAACACAGCAGTAGGTTATCAGGCAGGGTATTCAAACACAACCGCAGCTAATTGTGTTTTCATTGGAAGTCGTGCTGGCTATAGCTCAACTGCTCAAGGTAATACTTTTATTGGTGAAGAGTGTGGTTACAGCGTAACTACTGGAACTGGAAACACTTTTATTGGAAGTGGGCAATCAGGTTATTATCCAGCTGGTTATTACATAACTACAGGTTCTTCTAATACTATTCTTGGTAACTTCAACGGAAACCAAGGTGGTTTAGATATCCGTACAGCAAGTAACTATATCGTGTTAGCTGATGGCATTGGTCAACCTAGATTGTATAGTGATGGAAGTGGAAATATAAATGTTACGGCAAAGATTTATGGTCAAGCAAGTACAGGTGCTATTTTAACTTTAGGTGTTGGCACTACTTCTTATGTGACTATTGATGGTGGTGTAGCCGCTTTTTATCCATTTGCAGATAATACAACATCATTAGGATACTCAACTAGAAGATGGACTACAGTTTATGCAACAACAGCATTAATTAACACATCTGATGCAACTGAAAAACAACAAATCGCAGACTTAACAACTGCTGAATTAGCTACTGCAAAAGCAATAAAAAGTTTAATTAAATCATTTAAATTTAATGATGCTGTAAAAGAAAAAGGCGATGGTGCAAGAATCCATATTGGGGTTATTGCTCAAGATGTTCAAAAAGCATTTACTGATAATGGATTAGATGCAAATAAATATGGTATTTTTTGTTCTGATACTTGGTATGAAGTTAATGGAAGTGCTACAGATGAAAACGATGCACATTACACAGCATCATCACCAAATGCGGTAGAGGTAACTAAACTTGGTGTTAGATATGAAGAACTTTTAGCTTTTGTAATAGCATCACTTTAATAGGAGAATTAAATGACAACTTACACAACCACAATCAATCAGATGTTTACAGTACCTAACCCAACAGGTTATGTTGTAAATGTTATTTTTATAGTATCAGGTACAGATGGCACACATACAGCAGAAATTGGTGGAAACATTACTTTTACACCTGAGCAAAATGAACAGAATTACATACCTTACAATGAATTAACTCAAGCTGAAGTTTTGGGATGGATTAATGCTGCAACTGATAATCAAGCAAATTACTATGCAAACATTGATGGTCAAATTGCTTCTATGATTACACCACCTGTAAGTCCAAGTTCACAACCTTTACCTTGGTCAGCTTAATTTTAGGGTAAGCCATCAGCCCTTTTTGATGGCAATTTATAGGAGAATCACATGGGACAAGATAAAAAGACCCCCATTACGATTGATAATGTAGAGTATGTCTACGAAGATTTAACAAATGAGCAACAGATGCTATTTAACCATTGCATCGACTTAGACCGTAAAATAAGTTCCGCTCAGTTTAACCTTGATCAGTTAAACGTGGGTAAAAACGCTTTTATGGAAATGCTCAAAAAATCTTTAGAGACAAAACCTGAAGTAACAAACTAATATGTTTGGGATCACCCCTTTTGCTAAGGTTTCATTTGCTGCAATTGGGGTGGCATTTGTTGTAGCAACAACAGAAGATGTTGGAGTTGCCGATTCTCAAGTCTTTAACGCACAATATGTAGCAAGCGTTACAGAAACAATAACTCAGATATTTGATGTACAAAGTGAGCAGGATAACTTCTTTGAAGGCATAGTAGAAACCCTAACATCTAATGACTCAAGCACACAGACTTCCGCATTTCTAGAATCACAAACCGAAAACATTACAAGTGCTGAGACGGAAACAATTACCGCTCAGTTTTCCGTAAGTGATACAGAAAACATAAACCTAGCAGATACGCCAAGTATCAATGCTCAGTTTAGCGTAAGCGATACAGAAAACTCAGGTTTAGCCGATTCTAATACACAGTCATCCGCATTCTTAGAATCACAGACAGAAAACATTACTCTTGCAGATACAGAAGCGGCAAGTATTCAGTTCCAATTTAATGTTACTGAACCAATTACTAGTGCAGAGTCAGAGTCTATATCCGCCCAGTTTAGTGCGACTATTGTAGAAGCATGGGGGCAAACACCCTACACCATAACGCAACAGCCAAGTATTTCTGCGTTTGCTATAGCAGGTAGTCCGTTTGCAGGTAATTTTAATAGTATTGGATTCTTGGAAAACCCATCTTATGTGGTACAGGCTAACCTATTAGATTCAATTACTGAAAACGCCACAATAACTGAAACTGAAACAATAACAGCTCAGTTTCCACTAAGCATAGCCGAAAACACAACGGTACTAGATACNCCAACAATCACCGCTCANTTCTTAGANAGTTTAAATGAAAACTTTGGTATTGCTGACTTTAGTACACAGACATCATCTTTTATAGAAAGCTTAACTGAAGCAACAACAATCGCTGAAGTTGAAACAATNATTGCTGGGTTTGTGGANAGTATAGTTGAGCCGACTACATTAAATAATTCACAAAGTATAACCGCCCAGTTTGTAGAAATAATTGCTGAAGCGATAACAGTAGTCGATTCTAGTACCCAGCAGTCTAATTTCCTTGATAGTATTGTTGAAGCCTTTACTATTTTAGACTCGCAAATTACATCAGGTTGGATTAGAATTGATGATAGTGAAACAGCTAATTGGGGTTTTAGGAATCAAATAATTAATGAGATTGGCGGATTTGCAACAAGTACATTTGCTGGTACGCCATTTGCAGGGGATTTAAATTTTTCAAAAGTTGTACCAAATCCAATTATTGATGTCAACATTCCAAATTGGGCTACGATTAACAATACAGAAAATGCAAGTTGGAATTATAGAAATCAAATAATTAATGAAATAGGTGGGTTTGCTACTTGTACTTTTGGAGGTGCACCNTTTGCAGGATATTTGAGTTTTTCAGGTATTGTGCCTAATCCAATANTAGATCAAAATACACCAAGCTGGGCAGGAATAAGTAATAATCAAACAACAAACTGGGTATTAATTAACAATACACAATAAGGAAACATTATGGCAGAATCGTATTCAACCTCATTAAAACTCACCATCATTGGAGCTGGTGATTTAGCTGGCACATGGGGTAATGTAACCAATGCAAATCTTGGTACNNTGCTTGAGCAAGCCATTACTGGTGTACAGGCTATTAATATTTCAGGATTAACCACTTATACATTAACAAATATTAACGGTGCATTAGATGACGCTAGAAATGCAGTTCTTGTATTTCAAGGAGGAACTTCAGCTTGTACAATTACTTGCCCAGGTGGTTCAGCCAATAAAGTGTATGCAATAGTAAATCAAGGATCTTATCCAATTACTATGTCTGCATCTGGCGGATCTACAACATTGGTAATTCCAGGAGGAATGACAGCTCAAGTTTATTTAGATGGAACTAATCAAAGCGGTAGTGGAGTTGGCGTATATTCTCTTTTAAATGGCGTTCCTGGAGATTTTAAAGTAGTTGGTACATTAACNGCTNCTGGNGAAACAGATACAGGAAATATGTCAGTAGGTGGAACTTTAAGTGTTACAGGAACCACAACATTAAATGGAACATCAACAGCACCTACGCCATCCCCAGGAGACAATTCTACAAAAATAGCAACGACTGCTTTTGTTAATAACATAACAGGTTCTTTAGGAACCATGTCTCAGCAAAACGCCAATAGTGTAGCGATTACAGGCGGAAATATTAACGGCACAACTATCGGTGGGTCTACAGCTGCGGCAGGAACATTTACAACACTTGGTGGCACAACGATAACGGCATCAAGTCAATTTTCAGGACCAGGAACTGGACTTACAGGAACAGCGGCAAGTCTTTCCATTGGTGGAAATGCTGCAACAGCAACATCTGCAACATCTGCAACTAACGCTACAAACGCCACTAATGCAACTAATGTAGTATCAGGTGGAACAATAGCAAGCAATGTAACAGCAACTACGCAGTCATCAACTGATAATTCAACCAAAATAGCAACAACAGCTTTTGTTCAAGCTGCTATGCAAATACTATATCCTGTAGGTTCTATATATACATCTACAGTTAGTACAAACCCTAATACCTTGTTTGGTTTTGGAACATGGGTAGCATTTGGTGCTGGTAGAGTAATGATTGGACAAGATGGTAGTTCATTTATTGCTGGTGCTACAGGTGGTAGTGCTGATGCTATTATTGTTTCACACACCCATACATTTTCTGGAACTACAAATACAGGAAATGCAAATATATCACAAAATGCAGGTGTATATGGNAATAACGGAACTGTTTNTGGACCATTTAGTTCNTATGCAGGATANGGTAGTATTGCTCCTGCACAGGCAACAATTTCAGATAGCGGTCATACACATACTTTTAGTGGAACAACTGCATCACAAGGGTCTAGTGGAACAAATGCAAACTTACAGCCATATATTGTAGTTTATATGTGGAACAGGACAGCGTAAAAATAGTGAATGCCAGACATAAACCCTATTGCCGAAGGAGCAAAGTCTTTAGCTGAGAGCCTTGAACAAAGTAGAGAGGCTGGAAAGAAGCTCACTAAAAGCATTGAAAATATTCAACGTGATGGAACAGAGGTCGCTTTACAGGAATTAGAAGCACGAAAGAAACATAAGATTTACGAAGAAGCAATGGAAAATTCGATGATATATCGAGCTATCCAAGAGTATCAAAATCAGAGTGCAATTATTGAGGCGGAGAATCAAGCCGAACGAGAATTCAAAGCCAAGTATGGTGTTAAAGAATGGTCAAAAGTATTAGAATTAAAACAAGTAGTAGAAAAAGAGCATCAAGAAAGTAAGAAGTATTACGGTCATAAATTAGAAGATGTAAGACGTGTGCAGTTTTATTGTTGGTTTGCTGCTTTTATAATTACTTGTTTGTTGTTTTATTTTAATCTTGTATGAGCTGGGTTAAGTATTGGTTTGCGGTATTTTTAGTTGAATTAGCTATTTGGTCTTATGTTATTTATTTACATTTTGAGATTAAAGAACTAGAAAAAATACAAGTACCAAAACCAAAATTTGATAAAGAACATAAGGTATTAGTACGAACCAAGAAAGATATAGTCCGTGGATGATGAGTTATTCAAATGGTGGACAATGATGGCATTAATTTGTATGATGTTAATTATTCTTTTAAAGGATTAATATGGCACTAGATCCAATTTCAGCAGCCTTAGACCTTGGTAATACTCTAATCACTAGAATCTTTCCAGATCCAGCTCAAGCCGCTAACGCCAAGTTAGAACTCCTAAAACTACAACAGTCTGGCGATCTTGCCACGATGACAGCTCAAACTGATATTAACAAAGTAGAAGCTGCTAGTTCTAGTCTATTTGTCTCTGGATGGAGACCAGCAATTGGTTGGGTATGTGCCCTGGCTTTAGCTTACCAATATTTAGGAAAGCCGCTTGCAACTGGAATATTACCTGCTTTTGGAGTCAATGTACCTCTATTGCCAGGTCTTGATGATAATTTATGGCAACTCATGATGGGAATGCTTGGCATGGGTGGTTTAAGAACATTTGAAAAAGTACAAGGAGTAGCATCAAAATGAACACAAAAGATCATATATTAGTAATTTCCACTTATGCTTTAGTGGGTGTTATTGCTGCATTTATCATTATGTTTATTTATGCCATCATTGATCCAGCTGTGGATGATACGAAGGTGTTTGACATTATTGGACCAGCATTTCAAACCGTTATTGGTGGATTTATTGGCTTGATTATAGGAATTAAAATAGGTGAAAATGATGACAAATGACCAGTTAAAAGCAATTGGTATTGATGAAAAATGGTTACAGCCATTACTAGATGTATTTGAAAAATATCAAATTAATACACCTAAAAGACAAGCATCATTCATTGGTCAATGTATGCATGAGTCAGGTAACTTTAAAATTGTTGAAGAAAATCTTCATTACAAACCTGATCGTTTACATGCTGTTTTTCCAAGTCGCTTTCCTACTGTAGAATCAGCCTTACCATTTGACACACCAGAAAAGATTGCCAATAAGATTTATGGTGGCCGTATGGGTAATTTAGAAGATGGCGATGGTTTTAAGTACAGAGGAAGGGGTTTGGTCCAACTTACTGGTCGTGATTCTTATAAAGCATTTACCGATGCTACAGGAGTTGATGC